ATGTAAAAGGCCCAAACCGTAGAAACCAAAGCCGGGTACGAAGATATAATCAACAAACACTTGCCGACGCAGACATTGTTCATCATCTTCTTTCCACCAACGACGGATTTCCAAGATTTCAGAGGATGTTTTGTCAATGGTTACGCGGTAAGGAAGTTGGAGGCCCGTTGGTCCCTCATCATCCTCATGCTCATAACCCGGAAGGTCCAATTCGCAATAGCACTCATAAATTTCACGGGGCTGATTGTCCGTATTAGACATATTGCGGGGGATAACGCCCATTAATTGTTCTAATTTGTCCTCAACCACATTGTTTTTAGGGGGTTGAGCCGACGAAAGAGGCACGTTCCGGTACATTCCCACCAACTGCAACCGCTTTAAGGTGCTTGGCGACATCTTAATAACGTGGGTAATGCGTTGCGCCGTGGATACGGTTGTTTCAGCATTAGAAATAATAACTTCTGGAATGCTGGCAAATTCTGACACAGGGCGGCGGCGAATTGGGCAATAATAAACTTTTTTAAAAGTTGTCCCACCAAAGCCCAAAGCAAAGAACATGCGTTCAGTGTCTGGGTAATATTCTGATGCCGTGACCGTAAGATAATGGTTAAAGTCTTTTTCCAATGCTTCTGCCTGAGCATTGATGTTGGCGCTGTCTAAACCGTCATTGCGGATTTTTACAGGCCCGCCAGATGGGAGTAACTCACCACGGGCGTTAGCTTGGAACCGTACAATAGATTCCAAAAGAAGTGGGTGACGAACTGTTGCTTGTCCTTCAACAGCCGTCGACCCGTCTGTCGCATTGGACCGCGGCGATTCAATTTTGGTTCCCAGCAAATCCAAGCCCATAACATATTGTTGAAGCAATTCTTGACGGGATTCGTTGTCTTGTTCAATTAGCCGTACAAGTTCACTGGCAATTTGGCCCAAAGAACTATTGTCCAAATGCATCGCCAAATTTTCATGGAAATCGCCATCTTCTTCGTCAGTTTTTTGCTGACCACCAAAAGAAATAGTTACAGAACCGTCCGGCAACTCAACTTTTACATACGGAGATTTAGGATTAACCTCTACTTCCGCATCTCCATCAGCGGTCATATCCATGTCTAATGCGTCAAATTCGTCATATGAATTTCCCAAAACGGGAACCTGACGAATGTTCATAGGTGCTAATGGCATGGGTTACACCGGGTACAATTGTTGATTACGACTTGGCTTGTATAGCATACCTTCTGTGCGTTCCGCTACTATCTCCACGGGTTTTTGTGCAAAACCTATGAGTCTTAAATGAGTTAGTGCTTGGGTCATGCTATCGACCAAGTCATCATGGGCGGCTTTTGGGAACGCTTCGGTCTGGCTAATAACCATTTCCGCCCATTCCATGTCGGGGGCGTAGATCATGCCTTCTGAAAACAAATGTTGGATAGCATAAGCACGGGCCACCTTGTCTCCACGGCCCGGATCAACAAGTTGAATGCCCCAATCTTCACGGGAAAAGTGGGTTCTAAGTTCCTGTGCAACCGATATTCCAGCCGCCTTAGACTCAATTAAAAGCTTGTCTACTTTAAAATTATTGCATTCTTTAATAACTTTTAACACCAGTTTAGGAAACTCCAACCGTTCTTGCCAAGCATGGATGAGCATGATGCGGCGGTTATCTTGGCGGTCGGTCCAGACGCCCCAGACAGTCATGGCGCTATAGTCGTTTTCTTGTTTGGTGGTGTAGGCCGTATCAAGGGAAGCAATAACGTATTCAAATGGTGGGAATACATTCTTAGGCATGCCTTCCCGCCCGGAAACAGTTTCATCCCACAACACCCACCAGTCGCGTTTAATAATACCGCCGCCTTTGGGACGGGGGCGTTGTTGCAACTGACCAGCGGCGGCAAACGGGCCAAGTGCAGCTTCAAGGGATGCAACTTCTGCCTCGCCAAACCGTTCAGAAACCAGCAGTTCACCCTCTACGCGGTCGTCTACAAACCATTGCGTAATGCATTGGCGGTCCGGTTCAAACCGCATTGGAAGGCACAAATGCGTCCATTCGCCCCGGTCTTTGGACAAAACATGGCCCGTAAGGTCGGATTCATGTAACCGCTGCATAATTACAATGTATGCACCCGTTTTGGGGTCGTTGAGACGGGTGGACATGGATTGGTCCCACCAGTCTAACGTACCTTGGCGGACCAGATCGGATTCTACCTCATTGGCGTTGTGCGGGTCATCGACCACAATAATAGATCCACCTTCACCCGTCAAAGCGCCGTCGACCGATGTGGCAAGGCGGTAGCCGCCTTTGTCATTATCAAATCGGACTTTGGTGTTTTGGTCCGATGTAATCTTCATATGGCGGCCCCAATAGGACTGGTAGAAAGGAGATTCTATCAATCGGCGGGTTTTAATGCTGTCGCGGATGGACAGAGATTGGGCGTATGAGGCAAAAAGAAATTGCACATGTGGACCAGACAATGGTCCAGTTTGGGATTGCGCCCATGTCCAAGCGGGGAAACAAACGGACACCATAGATGATTTGGATGTACGGGGCGGAACGTTAATGACCAGTCGGCGGATTTCTCCACGGGCAACCGCCTGAAGGTGTTCAGCTATAGCTTCAAGATGCCAACCGTATTTGTAAGGGTTAGGGTCAATATACTTCCAAGCGTTTTCAACAAACTGGACCATGTCCTCTTCCATGTCCAGCCTGTCCAATTCCCGAAGGGCGTCCTCTGGGTATTGTTTAATGGCGTGTTCAAGGTGGGCCGCCCGGAAAGCATCAGTCATCTTCTAATACTTCACCTTCAATGGTCAGGGGTTGCGGTTGTACTTTTTGCAAAAGGTTTTCCCGCAGAGCCGCCCGCTCCTCATAAGTTAGGCTGCCAAAATCAAACACAATATTAGGACGGTTGTCTTTGGGGTCTTCTTTTTCCCGCCAGCCCATACGGGATTTGGCAATAAACATGGCGGCTGGCATAGCTGCGGGGGAATCTTTCATCGCTTGCTGGTAGATATTTTCCGCCACCAAAGCATCCGCAATTTCCTTGCCGCATTTCAACTCATGTGCGTATTTGCTTTTAAGGTGGGAGGCGCTGACACCCATGATATCCGCTATCTCAGGTATTGTTTTACCTTGTTTAGCTAGGCCCATAATAGCCTTACGGACCAATTCCGTGTCATCAATCTTATGTTTCCGTTTAGGCTCGTCGGCTCCTTTACGGTTGTCATAGGTTGTTTTTGGCATAAAAAATCCCCAACTTTGTCTTGTATATATACTAAAAGTTGAATACAATGCAAGTCCCTGAAACGCTTTCAGAAAGTTACTTCCATGCGTGAAGAATATCCAAGACTTGTTGATTTAAAAGAATTACGTGAAGCAAGGGAATATGATCCGTGGTCCGTTGCAATACGTGTTGAAGGTGAAACCAATTGGTTCTGGCGGGTTTTGTATTGGATAACTGGCCGCCTATCATTAGCACGGGCCGTTATTGAACTTAAAAGAGAAGTTATCAATTTACGTGCTGTACGTATTGCGGGGCTACGGGAAAGCGATCAAGCGGGGGCGTTGGGGTTGCAGCTATACGCTGAAAATGAATATTTAAAATCTCAATTGGACAGGCTTGACCCTGAAGAATACAAAGAAAGCCGGGATTTTTACCGCGAAAGCTGGATGGGAGCCGCCAAAGAATATGAAAGGTTACAGCGGGAACATGAAAGCCTTCAGCGGGCGCATAATAATCTTTTAAAAAATTATGAAGAATTTTTGGAAAAAGTTTTACCGGGAGGAAAATAATGGAAAAGATTTGCGTTAATTGTAAGTGGGTATATGCCCAAGACATGGGTTTTAACTGCATGAACCCTATAAATGACCGCCTATACGACCACTTTAACCCATCTTCCGGGGATATTGTGCGGGATATCCGTAGGGCGGCGGTGACTTTTGAAACCAGCACTTGCGAAGAATTTTCCCCTAAGAAGAAAATATCGTCATCAAAGTGATGAGAATCTGGTATAGTGTAGCATCGTCCCCCTTACAGGAGGTTTTCATGGGTTTGACTGCGACTAACGTTACACTTGAATGGACTTTGGGAGAAATCCCAGTGTTTACAATATCATCAGATTCTTTCAACATAGGGAACGATAACATGTCTTGGAACTACCGCGTTATTATGGAATCCGCCACTGAAGGTGAAATTTTCAGTGAAGATTCGTACACCATCCGTGAAGTATTTTACGACGACGACGGTGAGATTGAGTTCTGGTCGGATGAGGGTTGCACCCCATACGGCAACAGCTTCCAAGAAGTTGCGGACGACTTTGACCTTATGGCCGCCGCATTTGAACTCCCCGCCCTTAAAATTGTTAAGGACGAGGATGGTTTGGATAAGCTGGTCGAAATCGAAGTAGAATATGAGTACCCTGATGAGGGCGATGATTCCGAAGAGGACGAAGAAGAAGAGGCGTAATC